TCGTCATTCTCACAATCGTCATTCTCATAATCATCTATGTAACCAGGTGGTATTGTTTCACCGCCATATATATCTAAAACCTCTTTCACTACTTCTTCGCGCTGAATATCTACCTTTTCAAATTCAAAACTGCTAATACTGGATGAACGTTTTCCGCGAAATTTATCTAGAAAATCTTCTAAACCATTTTGTTCTTTAATATTATCTCGCTGATCTAAATCTCCAGTTATCACTAATTTACTATTTTCGCCTAAACGTGTCAGTAACATCTTCATTTGGGAAATAGTTGAATTTTGCATTTCATCTGCCACTATCCAACAATCTTTGAATGTTCTTCCACGCATGTATCCGAGAGGCGCAATCTCTATAATTTTTTCTTCGATTAACTCGGATACTTCATTTGGATGTATAAATTGATATAATATGTCATATATGGGTCTAACCCAAGGAGCCATTTTTTCTTCTAATGTTCCAGGTAAATATCCTAGATCTTCATCAACGGATACCGATGGACGTGTAAAAATTAATTTCTCACATTTACCAAGAAGAAAATTTCGCACAGCATATTCGGTTGCAAACATTGTTTTTCCTGTACCTGCTGGTCCGGTTGCAATGATAATCTTTTTCGATTTGGAACGTAATGTTGATGCATATATCTCTTGACTCTTCGTCTTGGGACGAGCAAATTTTTCTTCAAAAAGGTCTTTTTCACGTTGAGACAAATATTGCATGTTTTCATATGTATTCATCTGTTCTTTCAACGTTGGTTTTGTTTCATTGTTATACTCATTTAATAACTCTTTCTCAACTGCCTTTTTTGATTTTCTTCCTCGTTTTTTAGGCCCACCTAAATGATTATGCGATGACACACTCATATATTAATTATTCTATTATATTTTTTCCATAGATTATACGATATCTAACGTACAATCAGAAAAAATCATTTATAATAATTAATTATACGACTGGATATTTAGTAAAATGCCTGGTCCTACACATAATTTAAATATTCAAGAATATTCTTTGGATGAACTTTTAGAATTATTTGATTTACATGATTACAGTTTCAGTATGAATGATTTGAAAAAAGCAAAACGCAAGGTTGTCATGCTTCATCCCGACAAATCTAAATTAGATGCCAAGTATTTTCTTTTTTATAAGAAAGCATTTGACGTAATCATTCAGTTTTATGACAATCAAAACAAACAAAATAAAGAAGTGGATAGCAAAAATTTAGCCTATGATCCCAATTATGGTGAAATGAATAAAGGTACATCAAAACAAATTTCTAAAACTGTACAAGATATGAAATCGGAAATGTTCCAAGAACAATTTAATGAATTGTTTGAAAATAATCATATGGGAAATCAACCCGATCCTAGTCGTAATGAATGGTTCACACAAGAAAAATCCGATTTTGATATTCCTGGCGGTAAAATGTCTGGACAAATGATGAATGAACAGTTTCAAACCATTAAACAACAATCCAATGGACTTATTCGGTATAACGGAGTACAAACGATCAATCAAGATCACTCAACAAACAATCATTTATATCAAGAAGAAGATGATAACAGTTATGTATCAAGTGATCCATTTGGTAAATTGAAATTTGACGATTTACGAAAAGTTCATCGCGATCAAAGCATATTAGCAGTCAGTGAAAATGATATACATAATATACAAACATATAAAAGTGTGGAAGAATTTAACCAAGCGCGCAACCAACATTCCTATGATCCTATGGAAAAACAACATGCAGATAAATTACTCCAAGAACAAGAACAAGCGATGCGTAATAAAATGATGCAAAAAGAATATAGGTCCAAACTTGAAATCGAACAAAACGAAGCAAAAAACAAAGCCGTATTATCTTCTTTTTTGATGTTGCAAAATAAAAAATAATTCTCTAAACAGGAAAGAATTATTTTTTTCACATTTACTTTAATTTTCTTAATGTTCTGGCCTGACGAACATTATATCCCCTAAGACGCTCGACCTCCGTCAATCTCGGTCTTCCGCGCTTTTTACTGGTTGTTCTACGTTTCTTGGTCTTGTTGTGGGTTTTGCGGCAAAAAGTACGTTTTGTACCCTTGGCAACCTTGCACCCCTTAATTTTTTTGCAACGGTTAGGTTGCGATGTACGTTTTCCTTGACAAAGACTTTTTCCCATTATATATATCATATATATATATTTATGGAGAAGCGGGATAGGTAGGAGATAAAATATCATCGATATCCGTGCTAAATTCCCTCATAAGTTTTGCACGCGATGGTGTAAGATAGGCGCTTGTAGAATCTCGCACTAATTTTGGACGTTCAATTGGAGTAAAATTATCAGGATCGTCTTCCATTTGTGACGATGTGTTAAATGCGGTTTGTTTTCCTTGCGTGTCTTCGCGTGCCAAAATATGTTTGTATTGATCATCACTTCCGTCAGAATTAATAACCACATTCAAATCATTCAATAACCCGATAATAAAGTTGTCATTTTCAATATTTTTCTTTTCCGAAAAATCTATAATTTTTTTTTTCAAATCACGTACATTATCATATAATTCTTTATTTACCTTTTTTAAACGAGGAGGTGGTATAGGCATACGAAAACAATGCATATCGATTGTTAATGATTTTTCTAAATCTTTTCGAATGGAGAAGAGCATTTTTTGAACACACAATCGGAAATAATGTTTTGTAATAAACGTACTATTACTATCGTCTAAAGCCATTAAATTTTTGAATAACACATGATTCGGTAGTTCATCCTTTATCAATGAATTTTGAACCGACTTTCCTGCAAGTATTTTAAATGAATCTCCACCTTTACTGTATATTCCTTCGATAAATATTTCACATTCATCAATATTATCCACCAACATATGATATTCTTTGGTTGTTTCTTTTGACAAGTTCCCAATTTCGAGTTGATTCACAAAAGTTCCTTTTCTATAATCATAAATGGTTCCATTTTCTACGCAAATAACATTGTTTTCAAATACTAAATTGGTTTCATTAAATATAATTTCACCATATACATTCCCGGTGTGTTCAATTTCATTAATAAACCAATTATTTGTTCTTGAATGAGAATGACCTAATGCATTCATCAATTGCGCGTTATGTTCATCGCCAAGAGCAATAAAATGATATGATTTATCTTGTAAAACATCCTGTGTTAATTCATCGATTTCTAAACAACCACTTGTAGGGTGACCATCCGTTAGTAATATGCCAACATGCCGTTTTTCAATATCATCTGTTACTTCCATATTTTGTTTTAATGTTTCCAATGCCAAACCAATGTCGGTCGAGTTCATTGGTCGCATTAAATGCAATTTATCCAATAGATCATTGACATTGAGTTTTGTAACTAACGTCGAATCAATATAATTATGGATTCTATCGTCAAATCCTTTGATATCAATATATACATTATTTGTATTTTCTGCAAAATAATATAGCATGTTTGTAATTGTGTGTTTTAACAACTGCATTTTAGTTCGATTGTGCGAAACATAATCCGACATGGATCCCGAAACATCCAACATAATATGGAATAAAATAGGCGATTCATCTAGAGTTATATTATCATCTACTTGTAAAGACAATACACCGTATTTTTTTTGGTTGTCAATATCAATAGAGACATCCGGCATACTTTGAGAAGTATATTCAACGCGAAAACTTTTAAACATTATAGGTTAAATAATTGGTTGTAATTATATATATATTTACAATCAATATCAATTTTATAAATTAGTAGATAATTCTTTTTCCTTTTCTATTTTTTCACCCTTTTCTTCAATATGTTGTAATTTTGACATTATATTTTTCATACGTTCAGTGCTATTATCGTTCAAAAATAGGTTTTTATCATTTTTTAGTTCAAGTAATTGACTACGAATATCTTTTATTTCATTTGCCATTTTATCCATAAAATCATGCAACATATTTTTCAGTTCTGTATAGGATTCTTTTTCTTTGGAAACTTGTTCATCGTCCCATTTTACAGATTTGCTTTCCTTTTCTTGTATTTCTACTGCACCAATATCAATAATTTCTTCTTTTACCAATTGTTTTGGTTGAATCTCGTATTCTCGTTCTCTCAATTGTTTTTGTATTAATTCGTCCATGTTTTCAATCGGTTTATCTTCTTGAATATTTTCACGAAAATCAATTTCATTGACGCTAGGACGGTTTAACAACGATCCATATTCTTCTTGTCTCGTTTGAAATTGATTATTGATTGTGTTTTGTTTTTCTTCTAAAATAAAACCTCGTGTTTCAGTTGTATTGGTTTTCATTACGTCGTTTGAATCTATAGTTGATTGAAACGTAGTATTATTGTTAAATAAAGTATTTGATGTTGCTGGTTGTAATGAATATTTGTTTTTTAGGTCATGTAACATATATTGAATGGTTTCTTTGTTTAAGTTACGCAAATCATCTTTATTTAAACGTTTGTTTTGAATTTTATTATGATGATGTCCAATGATAGTTTGAAACCATTGTTCGCTATTATGCGTTTCATTTGATAATTTTCGGAAAAGGGGTACTTTGGAGATTGTATCCCATATCATTTTTTGATTTTCGGGTAAAACATAAAGACTCATTTATGAAGTTTCAATAGTAATATTTATATTATTATTGGATGTTAATTTTTATGTATTTTAACATTTATATTTTGCTAGTGGTGCAATTAATTCAATATCTTCTGAACTTCTTTTACATGTGCGTTTTTTAATATCATCCACTTTCCATGTGAATATATTTGTACTATCATATCCGAATTTTTTACGAACTGATTGCACATATTCTGCATCATCAAAATGTAATACTAAGCGTTCTTCTAACCAATGATCAAATTTTCCTTTTCTAATAAATTGCGCTCCCAATACCACGTCGAATAATCCTCCGCCTTTTCGTTTTTTCATAGACTGGTTTTTACTAAATCTTTTTTTGTATGTTTTTACCATATATCATTACTGTTTATTTTTTTTTCCTCGTTTGCATTTGACCGGAGTTTCCGCACCAGGTAACAATGCAACATCACTGTCATTAAAAATAAACTCGTACTCTTTCGTTTTTGTTTTCGATTTTGGAGCACCTTTGATGATAACTGCTAATTCTTCTTCGAATTTTTTACTTACACTCGAAATGAAATTCACTAAATATTCGCCTTGAGATTTCGAATCAAAAGTGTTCGGACCTTTTTCAACGGAAATAACACTTACAATATCCGGACTCGTATGTTCTCTTCCTAAAGTTACGACGATCTTTTCTCTACGAGTAGTGCCGCCTGTTTTTGAACCTTTATTGCGTCTTTTTATCGTCTGCTTCGGTTTATTCTTTTTGTTATTTTTGTTTGATTTATTATATTTTTTTGTTTTTCCCATGCTTTATATTACCATGACAAAAACTTATTTATGATTAAAATATTTATTTCTATAAGTGATCATTAAACTATCACTAATTCCGGGTTTTGTAAATATTTTGATAACGTCCTTTGTAGTAACGCGTTTTGTTCCACCAATCATAGAATCATCGTTTTGTTGCATTTCTAATTCTTTTGTTAAAAAGGTTATAATGAAAAATAAACAAAACATACCACATTCAGTATTGGTATTCTGATGTGCATAATCATTTTGCATGTATTTAAAATGTATTGGCGTTTCCATCTGTTTTCCTTGTTTGATTATTTCACGTTTTAACTTGGACACTTGTCGTGGTACAGCATTCAACGCACTATCATAATAAAATATTAACCCTTCGTCTAAATCAATAAAAAGAGATACCCAATGGGATCCCGGTTCATCGTGTTTATCTAAATTAAATACAATACCTAACTTTCGTTTTTCGTGATCATATAAATTTTGTAACGACAATCTACACAGATCATTCCATACGCATTTATCTTTTTCACCATAAGGTTCTTCATCATAATCAATGGCGGATGGTCCAAGTAATTTAAAATCAGGATGAGCTAATTCATATTGCTTTAATACTCCGCCAATGTCATAATTTGACAACCAAGAAACGGGGTTTTTATCCCATGAATTCGGTCTGTCGGGTGAAAACAATATGTCATCCAACTGTTGTTTTAATTTTGGTTCTTTAATTTCATCTAACCAACAATCTTCATTTGAACAATGGTCTAATTTATTGCGAAAACTATTCCATAATTTCTTTGAATTTGAAGTATGAATTTTGTCAGAATGATTTTTATTATAAGAATCCCTTAATTGTATTAAAGCATCTTTCGTATAACATGTGTTATTTGAGATTGTTTTATTTTTCACTACCGGATTGCAATTCATTTTTTGTTTCATCCGAGGAGTTTTATTATTATTCTTTCTATATTTTTTACGTGTTTCCCTTTTATTTTTCATTTATATATAATGCGATTTTAATATTTATTTCTTACGCACAAACAGGTCTAACGTTCCAGAATGAATTGCTTTTTTGCCATATTTACTTTTGCTATCATCATCACTTTCACTTTCGTTTTGTAATGGGAATAGTTCATCGTCCATGTTTTCATTTTCTTCATATTCTTTTTGCAACTCATCGGATTTGTGTTTTACTTCTAAATATCGTATTAATGATCTTGCATAGTTGTTAAAACTTTCATTTACATCTGAACCATATGCATTATTTTTGCATTGACACATATCCTTTGTCATGGAAATTATATCTTTGTAAAATACTTTACAATCTGCAATGAATTGTTGCTGTTCTTCAAACTTATCATTGTCTGTTTTATGTAAATATTTTGCATAATTTGTGTTGTTTGTTAATAATTTCATAGTAATTTCATCAATGAATTTATTATCCGAAGGCGATGTTCCAAAATTTTCCATATAGTAATTCTATTTATTTTTCTTGAGGGTATTTTTTCCTATATTCTTTCATACCACCATCATATTCATCTATATTCACAAACCCTTTTTTCATTAATTCTTTAATTGTTAATTCGGCAGCATTGCATTTATCGTGAGCACAATACACAATAATAGGTAATTCATAAATATCTAATTGCCTCTTTTTCACATAAGTATATAATTTTGGATAATGCACTTTGACCACATCATGAAACCATTCTTTTAAATTTTCGGTTGTCATTTTTGCAACATCTTTATTAAATAAATTGAAAGAATTGGGTATGTGGTCTTTTGCGTAATATTCACTGGGTAGTGCATTAATCAAAACAGTCATTTCATTCTCTTTATGTTGTAAAAATTGTTTCAACGTATATTTACAAATAACAATTTTTGTGTAAATTTGTTTCCCCCATGTATCTTTTTCTTGGACAACAAAGTGTAAATGTCTAAAGAAGGTGGTGTTACTATCTTTATTTTCTACCTTGGCTTTGTATAATTGAGGACATGCTATTTTTACAGTGACATTCCCATCTGAAGACACTAATGCAACCCCACTATTTTCAAAGTTATGGTACGCCTTTTTTGCATCGACAATCAGAGGACTGTTTTCGGATTTTTCAGTGGCGGCCCAATATAAAATCTTTTTCCCGGCATGTGCAGAAGGCATTTTTATTTTCATAATTACATTATGATTCGAGGGAGTACTCAATTTTAAATTTTGAGAATTTATGAAGTCACGAACAAAATCGGTTTTTTGTAACCATGTTGGTTTTAATTTTTCTTTTGATTTTACTACTTTATCTACATCAAAATCTAAACAACTTGCACAAGTTCCTTTTGGCATGCTATATAGTACCATGTCAAAATTATATGTTCATTTGTTTTATACACGCATCACATGTTTCTAATGCACCTTCTACCCAACTCTGTTTTAAACTATAGTTTTCACCACATATATAGAGATTCGGCATGGGATTGCCAATAAATTTGGACATAGTGTTGCTATCTATTCCTTTTTTCCAATAACCCACGCCACAATCCCAATGAAATACCCATGTTTTTTCAGGAGGATTTATAGTTAGACCAAAAGTTTCTTTTACATATTTGACAATAGCGTGTTTTACTTCTTTTTCATTTTTATTTTTCCAATAATTTGTATAAATGTCATCTGTGTAAGAAATCATAATCAATCCTTTTTCGCTATCCATAGGAATGACAAATCGCAAAGGATTATTAGTAATCACTTTTTTCTCTAAATCTTTGAACCAAATATCTTCTTTTTTAAATAGAGCATATGTTCTACACAACGGTTTGCATTGAATCGTATTTTTCAATACCTTTTTAATTGGATTTAAAATGGGAAATTGTAATAAAGAATCTTGTGGAACACACAATGCAATTTTGTTTCCACAATATTTTTTGCCATTAGCATAAACTTCATAATAATTTTTTTCACAATTTAGTTCAATGTTATCCACTTTCACATTTGTTTTCATTTGGGCCTTGTGTTTTTTTAAATATAGAACCAATTGTTCTATGAGTAAATGAAAATATCCACCAAAATATTTCATGTCGTCTCGAATACCGTTTTTAAATAGAAAATACGCATCATACATGTTCATATGTTTCAATTGACCACTATAACCAGATGCCACTAATAAGAACTCAACTTCTTCTTTTTTTAATACTTCATGTGCAAATTCTTGGAATGTTTGCTGTTTTAATTCATTGTCTTCTCTTTCTTTCGCATGTTTTAAAACTATCTTAATATAATCAAAACCTGTTTTGTTTTGAAATTTGGAAGAAAAATTGTTTTTGGAATCAACAAAATCAACAGATGCTGGCCATCCTTTGTCTTTCCTAAAATCCAATAAATCAAATTCCTTTAATAATTGAATGACACGAACGTGATTTTGATTAAAACGTGCAGCACCTGCTGGAAAGGATAATTCGGTGTTATTTACTTTATCAATATGTTGATAAATACGTCCTCCAAATACGGTATTTCTTTCTAATAAAAGGATGTTTTTGCTTTTATCAATAAGTTTATAATACAAATAGAGTCCGGAAATTCCGCCTCCCACAATAATTAAATCATACATATAGAATACCCTATGATTTAATTTCTCTTTTTCTTCGTTACTCTATTTTCTTTTTCACGATTCTTCTTCGTTTTTTCCTCCTCTTTTTTTTGCTTCTTTTCTTCTTTTTTTTGCTTCTTTTCTTCTTTTTCCCTTTCTTTTCTTTCTTTTTCTACTTTTTTTTCATTTTCTTTTCTTAACATTTCGCCTTTCACATCATTAAATTGCACATTGGTTTTTCTTTTGTATGTATCCACCATTTCTTTCAATAAACCATCTTTAAATTCTTCGCGAATAACGCCTTGTTTTCGTAGTGCTTTCTTCGCTTTCTTCTCGGCGCGTTGAATATCTTTTTCTTCGGAATTTTCTTCCTTTTTGTCTTCTTTCATGTCCTGTTTAATGGATCGACGTTTTTGTGTTAATCTTTTATTGATATCTTGTTTTGATTTTGCAATGTCTTTCTTTTCCTCTGCAATCTCCTTTTTCCTAGTTTTCATCTCTTTTTTATATTTATCTTGGTTCAATACAATGGCATCTTTTACTACAAATGTTTCCAATTGATTTAATTCCCCGCTTTTCAACATATTTTTCAATTCTTTCACTTTCTTTCTATGGATTTCGGTCATTCGTTTCAATTCGGTCTCTAACGTTTGAATACGTTCATCAAAACCTTTCAATTCATTTTCAATCATAACAATTCTTGGATCCACATTGACATCTGTTTCTAAATGTTTGTCTTTTGTCGTTTTTTCGCAATCATATTTTAAAGCAAAATACACGCCTTCTTGGAATTGTTTTAATTTTTCAGGATATTTCTCATGCAGTTCCGTCATTTTCTTCAATGTGTTTTTCCTATACAAATTTTTGTTTTTCATTTCAGTGCGCAACTTTTGAACTTTATCTTTGATCCCTTTACTATAATATTTCGCTTCTTTCACTAAATCGCGAATATTTTGATTGGCAATTTTCAAACATCCCTTTTGTACTATACCATCATAGTTGTCACAAATGTCTCTTAGTTCATAAAAACGCGATGACTCCAAGTCTTTGAAATCATCATCCATGTTATTATTTTCGTCTTCTATTTTCTGCTTTAATTCATCAATGTCTTTTGTTGTAAGAGAACGCACATAACGTTTATCCATTTTTTGAACTTCTTGGACATTTTCTATTAAAGGTGTCATAATTTTCTCCACAATAGGTTGTGAGAATTGTCTAGCATCTTTTTCACGATTCAAGTAACTAATATGTCCTGCAATGTCATCCAAGTATTTCTTCTCCCCGTCTTTTGTAAAATCACCATTTTCTTTTAAATATTCTTCTGAGAAAACCGAAAATTCTTCGGGCATTTGTTTGTCCATGGGTTTGCATAAATTCATTAATTTTACCATTTCCATTGCATTTTCTGTAATGGGTGTTGCCGTCATTAATAATACACGCACCGAATCACGTCCGGAAATGGAGTAAGAGTCCATCAATGACTTATGTAGCGCTTTCATATCAGGTCTTTCCAAAGAAGATAAATCACCACCTCCGTACAATTTATGAGCCTCGTCAATAATCAACAATGTTTTACGTAAAGGGTCCAAGGCACCATTTTTATTTACTAAACGCTGGTAATAACTATTTTCTTTGGAAACTAAATTACTGAATTGTTTGTAAGAAATAGGACGAATATTCCACGCATTTGACAATAATTTCATTCGTTTATTATGATCGGCAGGTAGTTTTACACCATCTGCAACCATCGTACGTATTTGTTCGTTACATATTTGGTCAAACATATTTTTCCATATATCGTTTTTTAAAGTAGTACGTGTTACCCATAAAATAGTATAGTCTTGGACTGCAAAACTAGAAGTTGCTGATGCAATGGCGGAACATGTTTTACCTGTTCCGGTACTATGCCACAACAACATACCTTTTACAGGACATTGAGGAGTAAAATACTGTTTTATAAAACGTTGGGTAGGCGTATATTGCATTATTTTCGTACCACCGCTTTTCTTGGACACAATGCTATCATCACATAAGTTTTCCATTTTCACATCCTCCCATTTTGCATTTGAAAAATGGTCTTTGATATATTTACGCATGGTGGTAAAATCCATATTTTTTAAACTATATCCTTTGACTTCTTTGCCCGAAGGGAGGACAATGGTGTCATCTGAACCCGGATTCACAATAATGGGTGTTCCTTTGATAATTAACTTCGAAGGCATGCGTTTAGGACCTCCGCCATTTTGAGAAGAAATGGAAAATTCATGAACCGCTTTGTTTAAGTCATAATCAACCGAACCATAAATCGATACTTTCTCTAAATGGTGAGTGAAATTCAGCAATTTCATATCCAAATTCAACGACTGTAAATATAATTCAAATGCCGTTTTTGAGTCCAATAACGATTTTTGAATTGCTTCTGGAATAGACAAATCGTACATAAAAACGTGCAAAGGCCACCCCTTTGTCGGATGAAATGTGAGACCTTTTTGACCACATGTACGCGTAGCACGACCAATGACTTGTTTTTGATCGGCCGCATTTACCGGTGGTTCAAAAATATGCACGTATTTGACATCGAACAAATCGATACCTTCTTTGAATCCACTGTCCATAATAATAAAGCGAATTTCCTTTCCATGAACATTTTCAGGACGTTTGTTAAAATTGGTTAAAATCTGTTTTTTGGTAGAAACATTGATCGGTTGATCGAAAATATTCACTGAAGAAAGGAGATAGAAATTATTATTTTTGGTTTTATTGAGTTGATACGAACTTAATAGTTCTATTTTGTCAAACTGACTTTTCGTATTTTCACCACCCGTCTTTTTACTGGAACTTTCTTCTTCCTCTTCGCCAATCTTTTCTAACGATTTGTTTTTTCTAACGATTTTTTCTTTAGGCAAAGCAGATGGCGGTCTTGGAGTATCTTCTCTTACCTTCTTTTGTTTCGAAGATTTAGGAGTTTCTTGCGAATCAACTGAGAATTCCTTTTTTGGATTTCCTTTTCGATTTGCATAATATCCCAATTCATACCCACTTGCAATAAATGCCGATGCCAACATACGAGCCCCTTGATTTGACGATTTTAGATCACAAAAAATGAAATGTTTATAATGATGTCCATCTTTTTTCATGTCTTCTTTGTCTAATGTTTGTATTTTTTGTAATAAAGTATGTAATTTGGGAGAATGCGATTTGATATTTTTCAAAAAGAATTCTGGATCAAATGATTTTGAATCTAATTTAAAATCCGGATTCGATTTACTCCAATTACTTTTTTTGCGAATACAATCTGAATCAAATGTAGATATTGTATTCATGTTTTACTAAATTAGTTATATAGTATAGCAATATATTTAGAAACAGTTCCATTATATTTTCGTCGTTTTAAATAAAAGTGTTATTATATTATATTATAACAATGGTATCGACTATAAGTAGACAAACAAAATCAACTAATCTAGGAGGTCCTTTTCAAGGATTTTCTGCAAAGCAAACTGTATTAAATTATAAGGATGGAGAACAAACAACCACTCGTTTTATATTGCGCACTGGATGGAATACTGCATATGCAAAAGGTACATATAATGGTAGATCACGTGTTACAACTCCTTTCCGTGCTGTAAATAATGCCGGTGATTTTCTTTCTCGTAAAAACTACAAATGTGGAGGTCCCACAGCTATGAGCAAATGTTCCATTGGATGGTGTGGAAGTAAGATTTATCTTGGATCTCAAAATGATAACTGTGATGGTTCAGGAGTCCCTGCATCTTCTACCAATGTCAAGTATGTTTATGATTCTTCTGACTATGTTACCTTTAGGAGACAACAGGCAATTAATCACAATTACAATGATTTAAAGAACGGTGGGGATGATCATAACGGTTCCTATGTTGCATTAATGGCTGTCCGTAGATAAATAACTGAAATAATAATAATTTAACAATTATTATTAGATTCTCTTATAGTATATTATAATGGTCGATAAATTGATTTCCGAAACACCTATCATCAACAATATCAATAATGGCATTTTATCTACTAGACGTGCAATGCCGTTAAAGGGGATTTCTTCCGATAATGCAAACAGTTTTGCAAATGGACGTATGTTATTTACACGAACGTATGAAAAAAAACCAACAACTGAAGCAGGTATTTTATATGCAAATAAAAACAATTTAATAGGTGTTGCAAATAGAGATGCATCACAAGTTGCAAAAAACAGACGTGTAAATAATATTGCGAATGGGACATTAAACGCATCTCAGAAGAAATTGGCATTCACAAATGGAAATGAGGTAAATACTGTTCGAACTGCACTTCATCGAACAAGAAGTGGAGGTGCAAGAGTTCCTGCAAAAGTGTTTAATAAATATACCGGTGCTCCTACTTTTTATGATTAAACTGTTATAATAATTTTACAAAATGGAAAAAACTGTTTGTGCTATGATTATTTCCTATTATAGTGTATAACATGTATGCCTATTTAGCCGAATTTATTGGAACTTTATTTTTTGTCTATGTTGTTATTGCCACAGGTAACCCATTAGCCATTGGTGCATCTTTAGCATTAATTTTATTGTTAAGTTATAGGTTGGACATAGTAACTGTCAATCCTGCAGTTACCATTACTTTGGCCGCTGCTGGTAAAATTGCGCCTACTGAAATTATACCATTATGTGTTATGCAGGTATTAGGTGGTTTAGTCGCACTCGAAATATATAAACGTTATAACATATAAGTGCAGTCATCGTAAAAAAATTTAAATTTATAACTATTTATAAATTTAAAGAAAATATTTATTTCTTCATTTTCAAGGATTTCCATGTAATAACTTTTTCGATGTCAAAAAATCGTATTGTAAATCGATATACAATGTAGAAAAATAGAAAAAGCAATATTATCATAAAAAAATAAGAAAATGCACTGGTGAAGGAAATTTCAAGGTTATTATTTGGAACGCTTAATAATTTATCAGTAAAACCTTCACATTTATCTGACTTTGATTCTCCATCAGAATTATCTTTGTTTGCAACTGCCTTACAATGACCAAATACACTAACGTTTCTATAGCGTACAATTTCCTTCGCAATGTGAGGACGAAATGATTCCAATGAATCTTCATATTTTTTATAATCAGAACCATCAATATATTTGTTTTCGTAAGTTTTGTTATCTTCACCAAATAACGCAGCTAGTCCTGTTATCGGTTTTTCTACACGGACACAAACTTGTTTGTTGGGAAGTCCAGGAAGACTCAATTTATTTGTATTGTCTTGGTTTTCTTTGACACTATTTACTAAATCATCTACAAAATTTTGAATAGATATTTCTTTGAATTTCTGATCTGGACATAAATTACTACGGTTAGCATCAATACTCGGTTCATTTTCGGGAATATCACGAGAAAATATTTCATTTACACAGGCTGCTGGAATACGAGACGTTATACCCTTTCCACACTCATACGTCATATTCAACAAAATCGTTAATAATTCAAAAGTAGTGTATCCTACGCCACCTGTCGGTTTGTTTGTAGATAAATATTTTGCAGTTTCCATTTTAAGCATATTATCTTGACCACTTTGTTTTGCCTTATTACTTCTACTTGATTGCTCATCTCTATTTTTTTTTACTCTTTTCATACTGTCACTTGCGGCAGACACTGCTGATGCTTTACCCTTTTCATTGTGTTTTTTAATTTGATCATTTGCTTTGTCCATTGTGCTTTTTGCTTTTTCAGTCGTATTTTTAGTAATTGTTTCTGCCTGTTGTTGTGCTGCCGCGTGTAGTTTATGTGTGCTTTCGGCAAATTTTTCTGGGGTCATTCCTGGTCCAACAATATCTCCCACGTTTATAAACCCTTCTTTCACAACTGGCATGGATTTGGGATCAATGTCTTTCATGTCTTGATCGGTTACCCATCCAGTAATAACATCATTTTGTTCATCATTATTATACACGGTAATTTCGCTACATAAAGGTAATGGTTTTTTGTAAATATCACTTAAATAATCGGTAGACGTGTCACTATTAAAATAACTGGTATGTTGGTTGTTACTCATATCTGAAAACATTGAACCAGTATCTAGGGTTTTTAAGGATGCAATTAGCGAATAAATTAATCCTGTATTTCCTCCTTTTGCTTGACTCATAGCACTAGTCATAACATTATCGACTAAAACGGATCTTGTTTCCGTTTTACTATTATCATCTTTGTTTAAACATAGAGTATTTGTGTTAATAAAATACCGATTGCCAACTAAATCTGGCGAATTTTTATAAACATCCGATTTCCCTTTAATTAGAGCATCGGCATAATCACCGATTAACTCTTTTGATTTCATTTTCATATCCCTGGGGGTTTTATATAATTCACCATAATTTATAAAATTGGAATCAAAAGTATTATATACATTGTAATCATCTCCCATATTTTATGATATATATTCAACACATATAATTATATTTTTTCTTCAATGACTAAATAATAATCTTTAGTAATTATATATTTATGAGTACTACAGAAAAAATCGCTATCACTTTAGATGATTTATGGAATAGTAACAAAAAAAATAATAACTACAAAGATGCATCTGTAGTTCAAGCAGTTCATGAATCATTAATATTCAATAATATTTATACTAATACTTTTGATTGGGAAAAATATCTTCAAACTTATTCTGATATTATTGATGAAAATACCGAATTTGCCTGTTACAAACATTGGGTTGAAAATGGTATAATTGAAAATCGTTGTGCAGGAATAAAGAATTCACAAGCACCCTATGATAGATTTGAATGGGAAAGTTATTTATCATTGAACCCGGATTTACATGAATTATCGGGCGAATTGGAACTATATAATCATTGGATTTCAAATGGTATATACGAAAACCGTTTAGTAACAGAAATAGAAACCTTTACAAAATCAACTAGCACGCAACAAACAATCGATATTAAAACTGAAATCGATATTTTTGAAGATAGTCAAAAAAATAATCAGTGGATTATTTTATTAAGTAACTATTTAGATGAATTAGAATGGAAAGACTATTTAACGAAATATAATGATTTGGCAAGTGCGGGCATTCAAACCAATTATGATGCAACATTACATTGGATTTTTCACGGAAGAACCGAAGGAAGAATCGGTCAAACATTGAAATTGAAAAAATATAATAAAAAAAAAGGATCTGTAAAGAATATTTCGAATGGTAAAAACAATACATTCATAAACAATGAAAGTAAAAATTATTATTTAGAAAATATTCCAATTTATGTAATTAATTTACCTTCACGCATTGATAAAAAAGTGCAAATGGAATATCAATTTCAAAAAAGTAATATCACTAATTATAAATTTATAAATGCCATTGGTAAAGAAAATGAAATTGTACAAGAAAAATACAAAGAATATAATGAAAAATTTGCATCGAATGAAATAATAACAACTTATTTTCGTTCCATAGAGGAGAAGAAAATAATAGAATCGATTGGAGCAATTGGTTTGATCATGACAACCATAGAATTATTCAAGGATCTAGAAAGTAAAAAAGCGACCGATGTGATTATTATGGAAGATGATATTCATTTTCACAAGGCCTGGAAATTTATGATAAAACCATTGAAATCCTGTTTAGATGATGTTGATTTATTATATCTTGGATATAATAATTATTTATCGGAAATAAATATTTTTCTGAAAAAGGATAATTTAAATATAAGTGTTCCCGTTCCATATAACCGAAATTGGGGCGCATTTTATGGTACTTATGGATACATTTGTAATTCAAATTTTAGAAAACGAATTATTGATCTTGGTATTGATTGGTTTATTCAAAATAATGCTACATTAGATTATGGATATAATCTTTTGAATTGGCAACGTGAAATCGATGTACATACTGTTACTGGTGAGCAGTTAGTATATCCAGACATTTACGATCCAGAATCCATTCAAAAAATGAGAAAAGATTGTGATGAGTTTTATCAAATCAGAGAAATAAAATGTGATGATTATATAGAAAATATGAAATCAAACATAACATTTGTCTTTATTATACCCAGTTATAATAATGAAAATAGTATTGAAATAAATCTCCAATCCATATTTGATCAAACTTATACAAACTGGAAAATTATCTACATAAATGATTGTTCGACAGATAAAACACACGAAAAATTCGAAGAATTGACTGAAAATTATACAGAAAAAATAATGTATATTCATAATAAAGAAAAAATGGGTCAAGCATTTAATCGCTACCGCGCCTATAATATGTGTAGCGATGATGAATTTTGTGTATTATTAGATGGAGATGATTGGTTGGCAAATAAAAATGTATTGAAATATTTAACCACTTTTATACCCTATCATAATCTAGAAATGACGTACGGAAATTTCAAATATTTTGAAAATGGTGTTATTAATAATGATTTACGGTGTCCGGGTGATTATAGCGAAGATACAAAAAAAAATAAAAGTTATAGAAAAGATAAATGGAGAGCTATGCATTTACGTGTTATGAAGGCCAGTTTATTAAAACAAGTATCTGTGTTAGATTATATGAATGAAAAGTTTGCATTTCATGATTGTGCAACCGATTTAGTAGAGAGTTATGCAAGTTTAGAATTATCAGAAGGAAAACATAAGCATGTACCCGAATGTTTGTTGATATATAATAAATCAAATTCTGAACTTTATGATACATCTTACTACAATCAACAAAAAAGTTCTACAGAAAAACGAAAACGAAAAGGAATTGTTAATAGGGTATTAAATATACATCCTTATCAAAATACAATTAAAAGTGATAATATTGTAGTTATTGACATTGAAAAACCCGATTATATTCAATTATTAAAAAGATATAAAACCGAATTGCAAAGTCGAATGGATGTATTTTTAGTAAAAGGCAGTGAAATACATTTATATGTCGAAAAATTAAATGCGTATAAGGAAATAATTTATTTGACATAATGAATTTTGATATATTGTATATTTTTTAAAATAAATATATAATATTTTTATATTACCATGGAAACAAACGAACATATTCCTCCTTCCCTCCATATTATTCAACAATTAAAAAAACAGGACAAATTAATACAATTATATTATTGTACAGGACGTCCCATATTTAACCTAATAAGAGATCGCAAACATGTCTTTATTGGAGAAAATAATAAAGTAAGAGGATTTTATTATTAATTATTTTGTGTTTCCCAAAATTCTATACCCCAACCAGTAGATCCAAATCCTCCTTCTCCGCGATCTGTTTTTTCAAAAAAATCTGCATCTACCAAATGTACCATAATTGGACGTAAATCGGGCGCACATATTTGCAACAATCGTGTATATTGTTCTACCACCCACGGTTGAGATCCTCCTGAAATATTTCGAAATGCACCAATAATATTGCCTCGATATCCACTATCAATGACACCGACCGAATTTGCCAATATTAATGGTGTTTTAGAAATACTTGATCGAGGATAC